AAAAAAAGATCCAAATGAACAAAAAAATACAGGTCAAGCAGGATTTGCTCAAGCATCACATAGAAGTGCTACACATAATAAAAATCCTGATCATGGTTGGATATCAGGACAAAATAGATCAGAGAGATTCACACCAAAGTTTCCAAAGCAACCCTATGAAAGAAAACTTGTGAGGGAATTACCAGATGAAGAAGGATTAGATAGACTAATTCAAGCAAAAGAACATGGTAAAATTGAAGGAAAGAAAAAAAGACCTCCAACAGTAGATCTTTCTGAATTGAAACGAAGAGCAGAAATATTAGGTCAGAAATCACCTCAAAGTAATATAAGAACTACTCCTAGAGGATCAAATGAAGATCATGGTAAAGGAGATAAATGGATGGAACACTATGCAAATAATAGATATAAACTAATGACACCTGAAGAATTAGACAAATTAACTAAAGCATTACAAATATTGAAAGAAGGCACAAATGCAGCTAATGGAACTAGTCCTAGAGGAGGAAATTATTTAGGCACAAATGATACAGAAGCTTTCAATGTTAGGCATAATGGAGGTAGAAAAACCAACAGATATGGCAAAAAACCAGAAGATTTAGGTAATTTCCCATAAAATATAAATAACCACAATATTTATAAACCCTTTATATATAATTTCAATAACAACATGGCAGACGAAGAATCTAAAAGAGAAGACGAAGAAGACCGCAGAGAAGAGGAAGAAGAAGAGGTCGAAAAAGCTTACGATGTTATCGCAGATACATTGAAAGCAGTCGTTGAGTCACAAAAAACCATTTTGGAAAGCCACAAGGCTTTAGCAACTGATGTAAATACATTATTTAATAATGTAGATGCAATTCACAAAGCACAACAAGATGGAGCATACAAATCCCCAAGTGGATCTGATGCTAGTGCTGACTACAAACCTAAAGTTCAAGATGCAGATGATATTGGAGCAGAAGTTGCCTCAGTACCAGATACACCATATGAACAAGGCGTACAAGCAAAACTCGATGATGACAAATCTGTAGCTGATAAACCAGAAACAGATGATGTTAAGACTTTAGCAGTTGGAAAGTCACAAACTTTCACAACAGAGACTCCTCGCCCTAACGCAAGTCCAGAAACAGTGAACAAATCTTACACAGAAGATTATTCACAAATCTTGAAAGATGCTAGATCAGTAGGTCACGATGGACTTTCAGACATTGCTTTGAAAATTCAATCAGGCTACTACTACAAACCTTCTGACGAAGAGGTAGGACTGATTTAAATTGGTTCAAGTAAAAACTATTGACGAGCTAGAGGCACTCTATTACGGCTATAACAGAAATCTCCTTAGAAAAGCTGATGCTCCAGTAACAACATCAACAACTGGCGTTTTTAACGCTATTTTTGGTGCATATGCATGGGCACAACTTAACTTAGAAGCTAACGCATTCGGTATACTCCCAAAATATCCTTGGGATAAATCTGGATTCCGTGTAATTACAGCAAAACCAACCCTAAATACTAACCAAGGTAACACTACTTTGGGTGGTACTTCAGAAGGAGGTACTATTGCTGAGACCGTCAAACCAACTTTACAAGAAATTGACATCAGACCAAAAACCGCTCAGTTGCCTTTCAGTGCATCTGAAGTTATGGAATGGTTGGCAACACACAGTAAAGATGACATTTGGGGTGGACTTGGTTCACTTCGATTGTATATGGCAGTCCAACACAAAGAATTCTTAAACAGAATGCTCTTAGCAGACGTCGAAGCAGAAGCAGCAGGTGCTAGCGGTGCTAACACTGGTACCAAAGACTTTGAGACCCTAGACAGAATCATCTCCAGCGATGCTGAAGAAGATGCTACTGGTGGATCACAAACAGGTTATTATGACCCTTGGGCTGCAAACGCAACTGTCGATAGAGATAGTGGCACTGACTTTGACTGTACTGTAGAATCTGCTTCAGGTACCATTGGTACCAACGGTGTCCTTACCGATGACACATTACGTACTTTCCTAAGAAAGATCCGTATTGCTGCTGGTAAAGATCCAAACGTATTCCTCGGTTCGCACGAGGTCTATTCTGAAATACAAGGTTTATACATGCCTTCAGTCCGTATTCCAAATCCATACGGTGAAGCACTCGTACAAATCGATGTTAACGGAATTCAGACTTTCAAAGGAACTGGTGTCGGAATCCACGTAGACTCCATTTATGGAATCCCATTCATTCCTAGCAAGGATGCACCAAGTAACGCTAGCGACTCATCTGAGATCGGTAGATTGTTTGCACTTGATACATCTGATGCAGAAGGATATGGTTATCCAAGAATCGGAATCTCAATCGCAATTCCAACAGAATACTATGAAGCAACACGCAGAAGTCCAGCATATCCATTTGTCAACAACGCATTTGTTGAGAAAGGTGTATTCAGGACAATGGGAGAAACTGTCTGTAGACACTTCAAGTCACAAGGTAAGATTAGAGATATCAAACTTTAGTCAAACCACCAAATTTCCTTTTTTTTTAATACTTATATATAGGTGGTTCATACACTAATTCATGGCAGTTACAGTAAGTACATCCGACTGGACAGCAGCTAATGTTAGAAAGACACTATCTTTCAATGCAGCATTGGTTTCTAAACTGCGAATATTTAAGGTCAAAGTCACCGCTGGTGGTTCTGATGCTTATGCAACAAATGGAGTGTCAGCCGACCTCAAAGAGGGAAGAATTTCTACACTCGTTTCAGTGATTCCTGAATTTACAGATTCACTATACAAAGTAGAATATGACAAAACAAACCAGAAAATCAAACTCTATTCCGTTGGTGGTTCAGCAGGTGCAGTATTTGCAGAAGTAGCAAATAGTACATCCATTGCTAACAAAGTATTCGAGTTTCTAGTCATAGGCTACTAGAGTCCAAATAGCCGACTTTTTTTTCTTCATAAAGTTTATATATGTAAGCATTGAATCATTATCATGGTAGAACTAAACCACAATGTAGCAAATGTCAATGCAGATGCTCTAGTAAAAGGTGGTCATGGAGTAATTGTTGCTGTTCATGTTTCTAAAAAAGGCTCATCTGGAGCAAAATTAGAACTTAAGAATGGAACAACAAGCGGTGCACCAGTAGAATTAACAGTATTTGGTGAAGATGTCCAAGATGTCGATGATATACATAGAAGATTTGAAAACGGTATATATGCAGATGTCACGGGTTCAGCCGAATATGTCATCGTATTTAAGTAAATTTAAATACTCAACCTCTTTATTTACATCATGGTTGTTACATACTGTACAGTGGAAGATGTGGCTGATTTTCTCAGAATCCCCATTACTGCTACTACTACTCCTAATAAGACTCAAGTTGAAAAAATTATCAACAGAAAAGAAGAAGAGTTGGATAGACGGATCGGGCATACATTTGGAAGAGAAAAAACCATAACAAAAGAAATTCATGATTTAGCATTACTTTATACATTTGGTTGGGGTACTCCTATATGGTTACAGCATAGAAATTGTAAACCACTAAACTCATCAAGTGGAGATAAGATAGAGATTTGGCAGGGTGCAAGCTCAGCATATGATGATATTTTAAATGATACAGAATGGTATGAATTTGATGAAGTATATGGAAGATTATATCTCAGAGGATTCTTATTCAGTATAATGAGAAAAAACAGAGTCAGAGTTACATATAGATATGGAGATACAACAGTACCAGATGATGTAGAAGATGCATGTGTTAAACTCACAGCAATAGAATTATTAAATACAAGTTTAAGAATGGATCAAATACCAATAGGAAGTAACCAATTAAACATTGATCAATCAATTAAATACTGGAAAGATTCTGTAGAAGAGTGCGTATTAAACCGTAGAGAAGTGTTCTTCATACCATGAGGATAGTAAATGTTTGGTAAATTCGGTTCTGCATTTTCAAAGTTAAATGAATCACTTCATACTTTTAAAGAAGAATTAGTAGAAAAAGCAGCAGATGTATTTGAAGCAAAATTATCACAATCTAATATTAAATATAATGTAGTTAGAGATGGAGAAACATTAAAAATTGAAGCTGATGAAGTAGTAATGAATAATGTTGAAGATGCTTCATTTGATAATTTAAATGATTTGGCTGATACATTTGTTGATGATATGCTAGAAACAGAACCAGACGAAGTTGATACAGATACATATGAACCTATTGATACAAGTAATGTTGGTGCTATGGAAACATGGGTTGTAGAAGTAAAATTAGAACAACCAGAAAATATGGATGAAAAGAGGAGAGTATATGAATCACCAAATCCACAACTAGAAGTATCAAAAATTGCAATGAGGATTATAAGAGCACAACAGAGAAGAAAAAGACTTAATGATGAAATAGATCAGTATGGTGGTAGATAATGGGTATTGCATTATATGATTCACTTGATGACATAATAGAAGTTATAAATGATAATTGGTCATTAGGTTATATGCCAATATTAACAAAAAGTTATGAACAGAAAGCAGTAGGTTTTGTCGATGCACGTAGAGATATTATTCTCATATATCCTAAAAAAGAAAATATAGAATATTGGGGATTATATGGTACAGATCATTTATCCGAAGTTGATCTAAACATAGAAATTAGAACATTTCAAAATCATGATCATCATAATAATATTGTAAAAGAGGTGGCAAAAATAGTAAAAGATAATATCAGAAGAACTAACTTTGTAGACCTTAGAGTAAATTCCAGTATATCTGAAAATGATGTATATAGGAATATGTACAAGCATGTATTAGGCGTGAGATATAGAAAGTTAAACCCTGCCTAAATCTTTAAATACCAAGTTGTGATTTAAATATCAGAATGGTTCGCACAGGTGCACAATCGTATGTTAAGTATGGATATGAAGGTACATATGCTGGCTCAGCCACATGTGATAAAAAATTCGGTTTAAGAGATGCATTAAGCTCTTGGAGTCTAACACATAATAGAATTGACTTACCAGCACTAAATCAAGTAACATATGAAAGTTTTGCATATGGACAACAGGCAGGAGAAATTTCGTTAGATTTTGCATTAAGTAACCCTTGGATTTTGGGAGCATTTTTCGGAGCACCTAGTACAGCAGGAAGCAGTAACCCATATACACACACTTATCCACATGCATCAAACGGTATTAATAAACAACCAAGATCATTTCAAGTTGAAGTAGGTTTTAACGCAGGAGATAGTTCTGGTTCAGATATAGTAAGAACATTAAAAGGTTGTGTAGCATCATCATTATCTCTTTCAACATCAATAGGAGCAACAGTAGATTGTTCATTATCAGCAACATACGGAAAAGAGGATGCACCAGCAACAACATTTGGAACTGCACCATCAGAGCCAACATTAAATCATGGAGCATTCACATTCGCACACGCACAATTAAAATATGGTGGAAGTGTATTAGCACAAGTACAAGATATAAACTTGAATATTGCACAAAACACAACATTGTTATATGGATTAAATTCTGTTCAAGCAGTAGATGCATACAGACAGGTATTAGATATTACAGGATCATTCAAAGCATCACACTTAAACAAGACAATATTAGAAGATGTATTAGAACAAGTATCTAAAGGTACAAGTGGAACATTCTCAGAAACAGTAGGAGGTTCACCAGAATTAGAAATACTATTCTCTAAATCTGCAAATGAACAGATAAAAATTACAGGTACAGGTTTAGCACCAGATGGTTTAGACATTGAAGGAATAGCACCAAATGAACCAGTATTTGAAAACATTGCTTGGAGAGTAAAATCAGTAAGCATAGAATGTAAGAACAACCAATCAGCAGAAGAGTAGAAAGATTTATAAGTACGATTACTCGGTGTTACATATTGGCAATTAAGAATTTTGAAATAGATTGGGAGGGCTCGAAAGCCACAATCGAATATGAAGACGATTTAACATTTGGAGAATTAGAATCTGTAATCAATAACTGTGTTGATTTATCAGATGTTACAAAACCTAAAGTGAATATACCTAATTATAGGCAAACTATCCTATTGAAGGTTATTCGCAGTGCACCTTTTGAAATAGGCTCGGCAGCAGCCCTTCGAAACATGAAAGCCTCAGTTGCAAAACAGATCATCGCTGGAGTGATGGTAGACTACCCTTTAGCGAAGTTCTTGGAAGATTGGATGGTGACATTCATGGGCTCGACAACGGAGAACGAACAACAGCCTCAATCTACTACTTCTGTGCAACCAACTTCGGATGGGATAAAGAACAAACAGACAGGCAACCAGTCAGGTTCCTCAAAAACCTCTTAGCCGTTCATAAAGAAGTCGCAGATCAAATGAAGAAATCTATTAAGCCTCCACCTATGCCCAAAAACATTAAATAGGAACTAGATATATATAATTCGATGGCTACTAGCGACAATACTGTCAATCTTGAGATAACGCTCAATGATAAATTAAAGAAAGTATTAGAAAATTACTCCAAAACTACAGATAAATTAGTAAAAGTTCTTGAAAAACCTAATAAAAATGATAGTGATAAAGAGTTAAAAGCAGCAGAACAGAGAGATAAAACAGAAGATAAAAGATCTGTTAATGTAGATAAAGAAAATAAGAATTTTGAAGAATATAGAAGAGTAACAACACAAATGATTCATGAAAATAGAATCGAAGCAATGAATTTAAAATTAAAACATGAATTTTTAGTCCAAGAAAAACGAATGAAGGATAAGATGATACTTGCAGATAAGAGACATATGCATGAAATGATGCAAAGGATGGTAAGTGGAACTTTAGTTGGTAAATTAGGTGCTATGGCAGTAATGGGTGCTGCTGGTGCTGCAAAGGGAGGAGGTATGCTTACAGGTGCAGGTAAAAAATTAGCAAAAAAATCAGCTATAATGAGAGGTTTGTTTTTGGAAGAAGGAAGTATGAGTAAAGCAGAAAATCAAGAAGCAGCAGGTGGTATAGCAATAGGATTTGGAGATAACAAAGCAAAAGAAGTAACTAAAAAAACACAAGGTTTTCTCAGAGATAATAAAGTTGGTCAAAGTATTGTCAAATCTATGGAAAAATCAAGAATATTTAAAGAAAAAATGGGTGCTGGATTCCAAAAAGCGAAAGGAGGATTAGGAATTGCAGGAGTAGGAGCATTAGGAATAGGTGGTAGCATTATCACTAAAGCAATAGAATCATCACCAATAGCACAATCAATGATGAAGATCATGTCAACAGCATTTACACTTATCTTAAGACCTATAGGAGATTTCTTTGGTGGTGTTATGAAACCAATAGCACTTAGATTATTAAAGTTTGGAGCAGAAAATGTAGGAGCTGGTGCATCACTATTCA